CTTATAGAATTATTATTGTATTTAACTAACGCCATATAATTTTATAACTCCACTATCTATGTTTCCTGAACTCATCTTAAACTGAATAGCATCTATTGCTGATGTAGTGTTAAAATATCCAGCTATGTACATATTCCAAGTATAAGGAGATTCTGTGACACCAGAGGTATCACTATGACCTTGAGATTTTGCAATAAAATGTTTTACAAAAGTTGTAGATGATGGTTCAAACAAATGTAACATCCCTGACACACTTCCATCATTAGCATTGTTTACTTCTGTTACAAGTCTTTGATAGCTAGTTGATTGTGCTAAATCACTACCACCTGAATATTCAAGAGTAGCTTCAGAATCACTTTCTGAATGATAAGCATTAAAAACTGAAGAAGTTATAGTAACTCCATAACTGCTTCCTGAGTTTGTTGAACCTTGAAAAGTCCAATTTGGTTGATCAGCAGATGGGTGTATATTAATAAACTTAAAAATATACTCTTTATAAGTACTATCTATTCCACTTGTAAAAGATAATGTTGCACTAGAACTAGCTGTAGATGTAGATATTAAATTTAAAGCACCACCTGATACAGCTGTTGGTAAAGCTGTGATTGCTGATAGAGAATTGTTGTTAGCAAAATTAAGAGACATTATTTAACTCCTGTTCTTTATAAATATTACAATTAGCAGATAAAGTTCTACGTTTTACATCTGAATTAAAAGGGTAAACACCATGTAATAAATCAAAAGGAAATACATAAAATTCTCCCTCTTGACCATTTACTTTATATTGATTAATAGAAAACTGTCCACCACTATTAGCCATAAATTCTAATCGTCCATTACTAGGGTTATCTGATCTAGCATATTCAGCTCCATAATCATTAGGAACTTTTAAAAAAAGAACAGAAGATAATCCATAAAAACTATCAGAAGATGTATGAATATGCATAGGATTGTATTCGTTTTTTTTCATTTCATTTACCCAAATTGAAGTTATTTTTCTTTTGTTAAATAAATGTTGAACTCTAAATGCATAGTCTGTAAAACAATTTTCAAAAAAATTAATAATGTCTTTTGTTAAAACATTATGTTGTTTATTTTTTTTATTAAGATATAAACTCTTTTCTTCTTTAATTTTTCCAGCTAAATTGTTATTATTATTTATTAAACTATCAAAAGTATTATCGTAAATTTCATTTATTTTTTTTACTATATTAATAGGACATTTATATTTTACTATTTTTTGTCCTAAATGTATTTCTTCAGGCATTATAACTTAGGTAAGTCCGTATAATTTAAAAACTCCACTGTCAATATTTCCTGATGACATATAAAATCTTATGCCATCAACTGCTGCCGTTTGTTTAAATTGAACACCACCACGAAGAATATTAGCAGAACCACCGTCTCTTGAATATGTAGCAATCCAATCAGCATAACAATAAGCATTCGTGTCAGATGGACTATATAAAGTTAATCTAAAATGTCCTGGTTCTGCAACAGTTTCTCTACATTCATCTAATATTTGAAAATATCCTCCACCTGAAGGATCTCTATTTATAGTGTCTCCACTATCATTACTTTGGTTATAACGATATATCCATATATAATCACTTGAAGTATCAGCTGAACCACCTTGAAAAAACACTGATCGTAAAAATGCTGCGTGAGTTGCACAGCTAAAATTATCTACTGTAATTTCATATCTTGCATACGTGCTATCTATATTTGAAGTTATATCAACTTCTGCTACTGCACTTGATACTGTTGTTGTAGATAATAATGTTTTTTGACCACCACCTTTTATAAGTGAGTAGTCTATTCTTTTTAATACACCTGCATCACTAACTAAAAACTCATCAGTATCAGCAGGAGCTGTAGCTAAAGCAGTTTGTCCTGATATTACATCTGCATTAAATTTAGCAGCTGTTACAGCATTAGCTACTATTTTTGCAGTTGCTACTGTATTATCGCTTGGTGTTCCTAAATCAAGAACATTTCCAAGTAATAAAATAAAATCAATGACATCTCCTGTTGCTAAATTACTAGCAAAAGTAATTGTAGATCCTGATATTGTAAATGAAGATCCTGGTTTTTGTAGTACACCATTTAAAGATACAATCATATGATTGACACTTTCAGGTACTACATTAACAGATGATACTTGCATTGTGTATGCAGCTTGACCATTGACTACACTAATTGCATCGCAAGTTTGATAGTTGCCTATTTGAGGCTCTTTACCGATATATGCCATTAGACTAATCTCCCATAAAGTGTAAATTTTCCTAATTCAATATTACCTGAAGACATAGCAATTTTTATATAGTTAGTTGCTGTAGTTTCAGGATCATAACCCATTCCTTTTAAAATTACAGCAGCACTTGAATTATCTTCGTGTCCACATAACCAAGTTGCTTGAGATGATTGTGCTGTATCAGTTAATCCATTTAAATGTAATTCAATCCATGCATTAGCCTGTGATTGGGCCCTTAATGATTTTGTTAAATTTATAGCTGTTCCACCACTTGTTGCTCTTGTAGTACGAGTGCTGCCATCACTTCCATATCCACGTAAAACAAAGTCATAATCATTTTTTAAACTTGATCCATTGTCATCACTAAATTGTAAGTCTAATGAATTTTCACTTGCACTTTTTAGATCTGAAATTATAACCATATAATCGTTATATGTGCTTGTAATATATGTGCTATTAAAAACAACTTCTGAAGTTGCACTTGAAATTGATGTTGTTAAAAGTTTTGTATATGCACCACCACCTTTTAAATGAGAAAAATCTACTCTCTTTAAAGTTCCAGCATCTGAAACTAATAACTCATCTGTATCTGCTGGTGTTCCACCTAAAGCAGTTAAACCAGTTATAGCTGTTGCATCTAAATGTTCTTCTGAAATAGCATCATCAGCAATTTTAGCTGCTGTAATTACATCGGCTGCAATATCAGAACTTGTTAAAGGTACTGGTGTTGGTTTGTTTCCTATAAAACCCATAGTTTATTCTCCTAATTATTATGTTATTTCCATTATGGAAAGTGTGCCTGAAACTTTATCAGCTACAGAACAATCAATTTTTAAAACATCAGTTGTTTCCATAACAACTTTTCCACCTGATAAAAGCTCTAATGAACTTCCTGCTGGAATAGTTACATCTTTAACTAAAAATGATGTTCCGNTTGNTNCGTTNNTNGCANCNCCTCTGCTTCCTGTATCACTCTCTAACTCTACTTCAACAGTAACTGCTGTTGNATGAATGTTAGTCAGAATTAAACCAAGAACAACTGTTGTTGTACTTCCAGCTACTGTGTACATAGTATATGGTGTACCAGCTGAATTTGGTTCTGCTGCAAAAGTAACGCATTTGAATGTATTTGCCATTTATTTCTCCTATTTATATATTTATCCTAAAGCTATTGCAAGAGCTGTTGGATCATCAATATTTGCTTGTACTAATGTAACTACTCTCGATAATGCTGCTTTTCTATTAGTTCCATTGGCACCATCATCTACAGCAATTAAATCAGATGTTGTTAAGTCAGCTGAAATATCTGAAGCACCATCAATGTTTAATGCTGATAAAGATACTTTATTTGCTGTTCCAATTGTTCCTAATTTTGTATCTGCAATACTATTGACTGTAATAGTGATATTACCACTTGAAGTTACAGGTGTACTGCCTATTGTAAATTCAGAAGCTCCTCCATCAGCTAATCCAACTGATGTAACAGTACCATTATTTTGAGGTGTAACTTGTGAAAATGAAATTGAGTCTGATCCTAATGATGCAGTATTATTTGTTGTACATAAAAAGAATTTATTATCATTAGCTGATCCTTGATTAACAATAACCATTTGACCTGATAATTCATCTATTGAATCATATTCTGTAGATCTACCTGCTGTTCCACTAGATACAACAGTATAAATACCATTTTGACTAGCAGTAGATTGATCTTTAAGTAATACTTGATCACCTGTTGCAAGTGTAACACCATCTACTGTATCTCCATTTTGAAGATCAGAAGATAAAGTTAAATTTCCTGTTGATGCTGCTTCTACTACTACTCTTGTTCTAAGACCTGCTACTGCATCATTAACATATGATGTTGCAGCTTTAGCATCTATTTGAGTTTGTATAGCTGAGCTAACACCATCTAAATATCCTAATTCTGTTGAAGTAACGTCAGATACTGCAATCTTTTGTGAACCATTAGATATAACAGCTCTGTTAGCTGTCAAAGATTCTGTATCTATTGTAGTTGCTGATCCAGTTATTGTAGCCTGTTTAGCATCTAACTGAGTTTGGATTGCTGAACTAACTCCGTCAAGATAACCTAACTCTGTAGATGTTACATCTGATACTGCTACTTTACCTGATCCATTAGATACTACAGCACGACTTGCTGTTAAATCAGCATCATCAATAGTTGTAGCTGCACCTGTAATAGTAGCTTGTTTAGAATCTATCTGTGTTTGTATAGCAGATGATACTCCATCTAAGTAACCTAGTTCAGTATCTGTAACGTCTGAAACAGCTACTTTTTGAGAACCATTTGAAATTAAAGCTCTACTTGCAGTTAATGACTCTGTGTCGATTGTTGTAGCAGATCCTGTGATTGTTGCTTGTTTTGCATCTAATTGTGTTTGTACTGCACTTGTAACACCATTAAGATAATTAAATTCTGCATTAGATACTACACCAGTATTAATTCTTGCAGCATCTATACCAGTTGGAATAGAATCAGTTGTTAATGCAGCTAAATAAATAACTACTGCTTCATTAGATAAGTTTCCACTATCCCATGTAACATTGACTGTTGTATTTGTAGAAAAAGATGAACTAGCTATTGTTCCAACAATTGTACCTGGAGTTGAAGCTACTGCTTTAATTCTTCGTCCAGCAGAATAAATTGACGTAACATTTGCACTAGCAATTGTAAAAGAAGTTGAACTTGCGTATGCTGCTGTATGTGTACCATCACCATCTCCGTAAATAACCCATTGTGAATCATTATACCATTCTCTAATTTCACCAGCTAATCCTCTAAATGTATTATTAATGTTAGAAGGTAACATACCTTCAGCTACACTAATACCACCTACTGTAGTATTGTTACTTGCTGTACTGCTATAATCTTTTATACCTGCCATATTTTTATGCTCCTATAAACCAAGAAAATGCTTTGTTATTTTCTATGTTTTTTTCGTTGATTAATGTATTAATTGCTTCTTCAATTTGTCGTTGATAGATCTCTTGTGTTTCAAAACTATATCTTACGTTATCTATATCTGTTTTATCNGTCATTATCTATTACCTGATTGAACTGCTGTTATATCAATACCTTGACCATGATTAAACAATGTTCCACTTGGTACTTTAACATTAGCTCTAATATATCTTCCTGATTGTCTAACAGGATTTAAACCATTAGCATTCATAGTAGAAGAACTAGATTCTGTAGCTGTGTCTGCAAGTTTGTTTCTTGTTTTAATTGTTACAGTTGCTTCTGCATCTACAATAGGTCTTACTCCTGTAATAGAAGCTCTACGTCCAGGAAAAGCTTCAAACTCTGATGTTTCTATTTCAGCTATATTTGCAGATCCTGAAAAAATTGCTGCTTGATAGTCTCCATTAATAGCTCCTAGAAACTTTTGTCCACCTGACCAAAAATCAGTATCTAATGCAATATTAATGTTTTCTAAATTAGTAGATATAATATCCATTAACTCTACAGTATAAGCTCCTACAAATTGGTTAAATATAAAACTAGCATCCGTTTCTGCTAAAGACCATTTTTTAGTAGCATAATTGTAAATAATAATTCTATCACAAATACCTGTAGTATTGTTTAAATTGTTAACTGATGGATAAAGCCACATAGCAAGTTGATTAAAAGGATCAACAGCTGATACTATTCTATCTAAATATGCTTTGTTAACATCAAGGTCAAAAAATCTATTAACTTTTTCTGCACCTATTGAAACTACATTATCACCTTGTATTTCATAAAATCCATCATCAGCATAAAAGAATACTCGTCTATTATCTTGTGCTACAGTCTTACCATANACAGCTCCTCTATTAGGAGATATTACAGATAATCTAAATACAGTTGCTCCACCAACATANTCCATACGAATAATTTGGTTTTGTCTAAATACATAGCCATACTCACCTGATGTTATAGCTACAATTTCACCACCTGATCCTGGAAGATCTTGTTGATCAGCTTGTTTAGTTCCTGATAACCAAGTAGTAATATCATTGATTCCAGACCATTGTATTCTATTTTGATTTGTTGGTTGGTTTCCTGTTACTAAGAAATCTCTTATAACTCCTGAAACTCTAAATGTTGGAACAGTACCTGCTGTTTGTATTGC